TATAAGATCTCTAAATCATTCCCTAATTTTTCATATTTCAACTGTTCCTCTGGTGGTAAATGATCTAGTATAAAGAAAAAACTTTCATAATCATTATTCAAATATGCTTTATGTATATTCTCATTAGCTATAAATTCATTTTTCTTTTCCTTCGGATCAAATAAAAGAAGAGTAGATAGGAAATCTGTAGTTTCTTTGTTGCCTCGATTATTTTTCATTAAACCTAGAACCTGTTCCCGATTACTAAAATCAATATATTCATCATCATCTTTGGGTAATTTTGATCTAGCTATTAGATCACTCTTACTTAACAAATCATCATCTTCTGCTTTTTTCTTTGACGCTTTGAGTACTTCGATTTCATACTCCTTCCATATTGGAGCTATGACATCATTAAATTTTTTAGGATATCTTTCACCCCATGTTATTCTACTCCAATCTGTCCTTGGATCATTTCTCCATGGTTGATCTGGTGTTGCTAAATTCATAAGTTTTTTTTCAGCTTCTTCTATTGAATTAAAAACACCAGCGTTTATTAGTAATTCCGAAACTTGAGTATGGTTAAGATTTAGATTTGGTTTTCCATAAGGTATTATAACTTTACCATTATCGTCAAATTTATAACTAGTACCAATAAATGCCTGAAACTTATTTATTTCAAATTCAAATTCAACTGGATCATCTTTAAGATTTTGTAAATTAGTAATAAATTGTTTAGTATCTTTTTGATCATTTATCGCATTATCTATGTTAGTACCTTCCTGTTGCTTATTCATTGCTTCGTGGTGAAACTTATCTAAAAGTTTTTTACCTCCTTTAGAAGTTAAAGATATACCAGAATTATAAAGCAATTCGTAAGCTCTTGTCATATAGATATCATAAACATTATCTTTATCTATATTTATTCCTTGATCAAATAAAGTTGTTTCTAAATTAGTCCTTATACTTTCAAAGTCCTTTATAAATGAATTAGCTGTCAGTAAGGAATTAGTATGACCCATCCGTTTGCCAATATCAATAAATTGACTAATAAGATCTGATCTCTCTTTTGCACTTAAACTCTTATCTGTTAGAATCTCATAGATTTCTGTACCCTGATTAGATGAAGATAAATTATTTAATATAGTGTTATTATTTATCCATTTATCATATTCTCCTGACTCCCTAGCTTTTTGGTGTGCTCTTTCACCAACTACTTTTTCAACTGTAGTTGTAAGATCTTGAGCTGCTTGAGCGTATTGCTGTGCATAGGTAGTAGAGAAATCTTTCCAGAAGTTAGCCTTCTTTCCATATTCATCAGCTTTACCCTTTATGGATTCGATTTCTCTTTCTGCTCTAATTTGTTCATTATTTTTCTTATTTTGCCATACTTTATCTTCAAGCTCTTTTAATTCTTTTCTATTTTCAAACTCTTTAACATTTTTCCTTTCTTCTCCTCTTATATACTCATCACGTACATCTTCAGTTTGTTTAGATTGTAGTTTTAAAGCATTGATAATTGTATCCTGTTGATCTTTATAAGCTCGTAAGCCTAAATCACCAAAATCTTTTCTGCTAAATCGTTTCCCTTGGGAACGTATTTTGTATGCCATAGTTTTGCTTGTTTAGTTATTGGTTTCTATCTATCTATATATGCTCCAACACCTTTTCCAATACCTGCTGCAATCCCAGGAATAGCTGCACCCCATGCTTGTTGAGCTGCTGCACTAGGAGAAGCCATTGCTCCTAATACTGGTTTAGGTCCAAAATCATATTCACCTAATGCTCTAGGATTTTGAAATTCTGCAATAGGTGTTTTAAATGGAATAATTGGCTTTGGTAATTCACCAGGCTTCAACATTTTTTGAGCATAAGCTGCTAAATCAGCTGAAAACTTATCTAGTCTAATTTCTTTTAGTGATGCTCTAGTATTCCTACCAGCACTTTCTAATGATTCATTTAGCATCGCTACTTGTTGACCAAAGGATGCTGCTAAAGCTTGATGTGATTTACTTGCTGATCTACCAGTAATACCTCTAGCTCTTAACTCACCTTCATTTTGTAAATATTCTAAACGCTGTTTCTGTGCATCAAAAGTTGATTCTGCATGTATTTCTTGTAAATGTCTATCTTCGCTTTCTGTAGCATTAATAGCAGATAAAGCATTAAATCCTAACTGTTTATCAAAAATCTGTTCTGATTTATTATACTGCTGATCTAAAGATTGTTGTTCAGCTCTTCTTATCTGTAATTGCTGCTTATATACAGCAAGATTTGTAGCATCTTGAAATTTTGCAGCTCTTTTTTCATTTCTATTCTTTATTTTATTTCCTTCTATATACCATTTACGATCTGCTTTTATCTTGTCCTTCTCCATTTTCCATCGAGAAGTATCATATTTTAATTGTCTTTTAGCAGCTTCGTTTTGTTTCTTAGCTTGTTTAGAAGCAGCTTTAGCAGATTTATTACCTGAAATAACGCCACCTACTACACTAGTTGCAGCACCTATAGCAGCAGCTACCCATTGATTTTCCATACCAGCTGTAGCTAATTGATCTTGCATCATAGCTTTAGCTGGATTTGGATTCATTGACATCTCC